TCGCCCTGGTCGCCCTGCTCGCCCTGGTCGCCCTGGTCGCCCTGCTTGCCCGGCTCGCCCTGGAGGCTCGCAAGCCACTCCTCCTGCGTGCCGTCGAAGCCCGCCGCCACCGCGGCCTCGTAGGCGCTCGCGCCGGTGTCGCCCTGTTCGCCGGGAGGGCCAACGACCGGGCCGCAGTCACGCCACTCGCCGGTGTCGGCGTAGTAAAGGTGGAAGTGTCCGTCGTCGGCGCTTATGTAGGCGTCGCGGTCTGATGCATCCGCCGGGAGGTCGTCCGCCGTGGGCACCCACCCCTTGACGTCCACCGCCGGAGCGTCCGTACCGGGTTGCCCCTGGAGGCTGTCCAGCCATTCCTGTTCGGTGCCGGGGAAGCCGTGTTGAACGGCAATTTCGTAGGCGCTCGCGCCGTCCTTGCCGGGCGGGCCAGCGTCCCCGCCTGATGGCAGCCCGCCGCCGGTAATAATCGCCACCGCTAAACCTCCTCCGCGAGCCACGACACGGGCGCGCGGTCGTATGGGCACCAGATGTAGATTGCTGCTGCGGGGCTAGCGTTCATAGTAATGGACGCGCCCCACCGCACCATTACGCCCAGCCCCACGCCGTCCCCATTGGGGTCGCCCACCTGGCTGCTGCCGCCAACCCAGATGTCGGTGCCGGACACGTTTTGAATGAGCAGGCTAAGTCGGTCCGGGCTGGCCGGGATGTAGCCCTGGCCCACGGTGGTGGGCACCGGCCAGGCCGGGCCGCAGGACTCCACGCCCTCGGTGATGCGCCGCCCTTGCTTTACGCTGCCGCCGCTGCCGTCGCCAAAGTTGGCGGCGACCCACCGGGCGTCGCCGTCTGCTTCGCTCGCTTTGGCCAATACGTCGTCCGTCAGGCCACCCGGCGGGAGGGCGCTGCCACCCAGGGAGTCCAGCCCGGCGGACAGGGAGCCAACCGCAACCGCGAACCCACTCCCGTCCAACAGCACCACCGCAAGCGTGCCAACTTCCATCATGGAGGTGGCCAGCATTTCCCGCTCGCTGCTCGGGTCGTCGTCCTGCAACCGGATGGCGGCATAGGGCTGGCTGGAAAATTCCCACGCACGCACCACCTCCCCGGTGGTCACCTGCGTTGGCCTGTCGTGCTGCGCCATGATCCGGCGCGCGAGGTAATCGCTACCCATCGGCGTACTCCCATCCCTGGACGACCCGGCCCGTCAACTTCATCTGACCCGGACCAAGCGGCATTTGCACCTGGTCCAGGATCACCAGCACCTCCTGGTCCGTAACCGTGCGCAGCCTAATCAGGTCGCCGGACTCCAACCCGGAATGGGCAACGCAGGTGATCGACACCTGCCGCGCCCGGCCCCGGCCATCGTTCAGCCGCGCCTCCGCCGCCAACCGGCAGTCCTCCCGGTCGCGCAAAACGTCGCTTGTGTAGTACGTCGGCACATACCCAAAGGGACCGCCCCAGCGCATCGGGTCGTCCGGGTTGTTGTTGGTCACCAGGGCGCGCACCGGCCTGCCGTATGGGCTGCGGCCTTCCGCGACCACACCGTTGTACGAGTCGCCACGGTCGAATTGCGTGCCGTAGTCGATGACGGTGCCCTCCTCCCCGGCGTACAACTCCCACACCACCGGGTCCGCGGCGGTCGGCGTTGGCACCAGCACCAGGGAACCGTTGTTGTTGAACTTGGCGTCCACGCCAAGGGCCAGGGCCAGGTCCGCCACGGCGTCCATGCGGCTTTGGTTGTAAATGGCTCCCAGCGAGTTGGTCTCATCCGGCGCGCGTTCCGCCCTCGCACCCGGTCCCCACATCACCAGGGCCTCGTCCACCAGGTTGCGCAGCACGGCCTCTTTGTCGTCATCGTTGCGCACCAGCCGGGGAGCGGTGAACAGGCTGTCGTCCACTTGGGACATCAGCCCGCTGGCCTCCACCCGGAACGTGGAGGACGGGCGGTTGAACGCCACGGAGTCCACGCGGAACACACCGAGTTGAGCGGTCCACGCCATACCGTCCGGCGCGATGATTCCGCGCCACAGTTTGATGCGGTCCCCGTAAGGCATGATGGTGGGCAGCCCGCTGTCGGCGTCCCACATACCTTCCTGGGGGATAACCAGGCTGACCCGGCTGCCGTAGTTGCTAGTGCGGTCCTGGGTGTAGGTGCCCTCGGTTGCGACGAAGCGGGTTTCCGTTGGCTCGGGCGCGTTGGCGCGCTGCACCGCGAAGTGGCACACCACCATGTGCGATTGCTTGACCGCATTGTTGATGGCATCCGAGCCGGATAGCACTACTCGCCCCGGTCCGTCAGGTCCGGCGGGCGGATGGGGAACGCCACGTTGTCACCAATGCCGCCCTTTTTGGTGGTGCGCACCGCCTCAAAGGAGTCCGTGCTGGTATTCATTCGGTCGTACACGCCCCAGATCAGCAGGGCGTCCGCGAAGTTGATGTTGCTCATGGTGTCCAGGTTCACGACCCACTCCGGGCGGGGTCGCTCCACCTCGGCGTATTCCAGGACAAAGCGGCGCATCTGCTCCGCACCCCGGCGGGTCATGCGGTTCTCCGTCACCGCGCCCACGGTCATGTATAGGTTGCCCACCCCGTACTCCATGGGAGCCTGGAACAGGATGGGCACACCGTTGGCCACCAGGTTGCGCACCTTCGCCGCGTCCAGATCGGTCTCGGTGATGACGGTGAGGGTGCCGGTCTGCGCGCGGCGCACGTTGCCGGACACCACCGGCGTCCGGCGCATGAGGGGGTAGGCCATGTCCTGTTCGATCCCATAGTTGGCCTGGGTGAAATCCTCCACCCACACCTTCAGGGACCAACGGGCATCCCACAGGTCCACCAGCCAGGAGTCGGTGGTGGTGAGCGTGATGGGGTCCGTGGGCACGCCGATGACGTCGCCGGTGTCCGGCCCGGTGGTGGTGTCACCCCACACCGCGGTGTAGATGACCTCCGCGCCAATGGGCACCTCGTAGTCGAACAACTCCAACCGGCCATCCGCGTCCATGACCTTGTACGCACCGCGCACGACGACGCTGCGCCCGCTGCCGGTGCTGGTGCGCCAGATGGTGGTGGGGCCAACAGCATCGACCTCCAACCACACCGCGCCGTCCTCGGTGTCCACCCGGTAGGTGATGACGGGCTGGGCACTCACCGCGCACCCGCCATGACCGTGCGGCCCGTGGTGTATTGCTCGGCCACTACCTCGGTGCGCACCAGGTCCGTCAGTTCGCGGTCGCCAATGAACACGCGGACCTGGGTGCCCGTGCCGCCCTCCTCCCGCACAATCTGCCGCATCAGTTTCTCCGGGGTAATGATTTCCGGCGTGGTCCGGCTGGACTCACCCACCAGGGCCAGGGTGGGCTTGCTCACCACGCCACCCTGGGCGAAGCCCGGCACGCCGTCGGCGGGCATGCTGCGCCCCTTCTTTTTCGATCCGCCGCCGCCGCCCTTTTTCTTTTTGCCCAGCGTCCGGATGGCCGCTTCCAACTTCCGGATGGCGGCGAGCAGGCCGCCCCTACTCTTGGCGCTGAACAACGCGGCCACCGCGCGGGCGGCGACCACGGCGCTTTCCGCCATCCCGGCCATCGCGCCGGAAAACTGACCCACCATGGTGTTGCCCATGACCGTGGCCAGGTTCTCCGCGCTCACGCCAATGGCGTTTAGCGCACCGCTCACCGCGCCCTGGTACTCGGCGGCGCTGATGCGACCGGCCATAAGGGCCTCGCCCTGTTGGCGGACCAACTGCTCAAAGTGCGCGCGTTGCTCCTCGCGCTCACGTTCCTTGGCGGCCAATTCCTCCGCCCGCCGCCGCTCCTGTTCCGCCCGTGCTTGCTCCGCCAGCGTGGCCAGGCCCTGAAGTTGTATTTGCGCCTGCGCGTCGTTGAGGGCTTTTTGCGCTTGCAGCATCTCCGCGTGCGCCGCGTCGATGTCCTCCTGCCACGCGCCGGAATTCGGGTCCAGCGCCGCGTTGTACGCCGCCGTGGCGGCGTCCAGGTCGGACTGCAATTGATTCAGGTTGTCCTGTTGCTGCGCGCTGTCGTAGGCGGCCTGGGCATTGTTGTAGTCAATCTCCGCCTGGGTCAGGGCGTCGTAGGTGGCGTTGATGCCGTCCAGGGCCGCCTGGGTCAGCCGATCAAAGCCCTCCAACGACTTCGAAATAAACCCTTCCATCGACTCGCGGAATTTGTCGCGGGCGGCCTCCGCGGCGTCCCTGATTTTGCCGAATTGGTTGCGCATCACCTTCAGCAACCGTTGCAGCCCCTTCATGGCGGCGGGCTTCGTCTTTTCCCCCATGCGGGCCACGCTGGCCGTGATGCGGTCGATGAGGCCCGGCACGCCGTTCACGCCCTTTTTGGCCCGACCCAGCCCGACCATGGCCTGGGTGATCAACTTCAGTTTGGCGGCGTTGCCCACCCCGGCGGCGGCGAAGGTGCCAATGCCCTTTTGCAACTTGCCCAGCGTTTCCGCCAAGGGGATTTTGCTGCCGAGGGTGCGCAGCGTTTTGTTGATGGCTGACACCTCTTTGGCGGTGTCACGCTTCAGCGGGTCCATCACGGCACGGAACGTGAACACGACCCTGGCCATGTTTTCGCCAACCGTTTTTGCAACGTCCGGCGAGTTGCGCAGGCCCAGCAAGCGCAGCACGCGGTTGACCTCCGCCACCGCATCCTTTGCGGCCTGGAGGGCATCCTCGCCAAACTGGTCAATCTGGTCCGTGGTGGCTTGCAGGTTTCCGGACACCTGCGTGGCGGTGCCGCCGCCACCAATTTTGCCGACTCCGGCGCTGATGTTGGCGGCACCCTTTTCCACCTTCGTGACCACGCCGGGGAATTCCCGGTCCAGGTCCGCCAGGCCCGTCATTAGTTGTTCCGGCCCCTTGACCTTCTCCAGGTCCTTGAGCCGCCCAATCAGTTTGGGCGATTGGTTCCCGGCGGCCTCCGCGTTTTCCCGGTAGGTGGTGAGCGCCTTCGTCAGGTTTTTGTACGCGCCCGTTTTGCCAACCGCGGCGTAAGCCTGTTTCGTCTTTAGGGCGAACTCCGCCTGCTCCGCCGCGCTCATGCGGGTAATGTCCACCAGCGGAGCGGCGACGCCCTTTGCCGCCTTCTGCGCGCCGACCAGGCGGCTCACCTGGCGCACGCCATCCTTCAGGGCCTTGTCCTCCTTGACCCGCGCTTTGGTAACCGCGTCGGATGCGTCCCGAACGTCCAGGGTGGCGGTCCGGTTGGTGCGCCGGGCGCGCTCCAACTTCTTTTCCGCGGTTGCAATCTGCGCCGCGTTCCCAGTAGTCCTCGCGCGCTTCAGTTCGGCCTCGGCAACCGCCACATCCCTGGTGGTCTGCGCCTGCCGGTCCAGCGCGTCCTCATAGGCAATTTGGGACCGTGCGTAATCCCTGCCCGCGGTGGTGAGGTCCCGCACCGCGCGGGCCGCATCCCGGTTGGCCTCCGCCAACCGCTCCGCCGCCGACTTGCCTGCGCCGAACGACCGGATGAGGTCCCCGCCGATAATGGTGGCCAGGGTCAGCCCGGCGGTGATGGCCAGGCCGATGGGACCGCCCATTGCCGCGAGGGCACCGCGTGCAATGCGAGCGGCGGCAGCCATGCGGGTGAGGCCCGCCTGCGCGGCGGTGAGGCCAACAGCCAAGCCCATGCTGGACGCGGTTGCGCCGCGCGCTCCGAGGGCGAACGCCTTTAGGCGCAGCGCCATGGCTCCGAGGGCGGTGCCGAACGCAATCAACTTGGGTACCACGAACACCGCCATGAGGCCCACCAGGGCGGCCTTTACCACCAGGGCATTAGCGGCCAGCACCTGGAACGCTTTGCCCAGTCCCTTCAGCGCCGCCAGCAGCGGGTTCAACAGCGGCTGCAACACCTGGAACCCGGCCACGAATTGATCCTTGATGGTGGCGGCGGCGGGCTTCACGGCATCCACGAATGCGCTGAACCCCTTGACCAACTTCACCACCATGGGAGCCAGCACCGCGCCGATGTCCAAGGCTTTGACCTTGATGGTTTCCATGGCCTCGGCCAACTGCTGGCCGCTGGTTTTGGCGGTCACTTTCCAAGCGTCGGAGGTGTCGCCGGTGGTGTCCCCCAGGTTGCCAAAGATTTCCTCGGTGATGGCCGCGTTGGCTCCCATGAGGTCCAGCACGCCGGACAGGCTCCGGATGTTGGGGAACACCTGGGCGATGCTTTCGTCGTTGTCCCCGATGGTGTCCGTCAGCGTTTTCAGCGTCGCCAACAGGCCCTTTTTGTCCATGGACTCCCGCAGCCCGTCCGCGGTCAGGCCGTACTTCGCCAACTCCTCCTGCGCCTGCTTGGTGGGGCGGAGGATGCCGCTGAAAATGCTGCGAATTTGGGTGGCGGCTTCCGACGCGTTGGTGCCGGTGCGCGACAGGGCGGCGAACGCTGCGCCCACTTCGTTGAACTCCACACCCATGGCGCTGGCCAGCGGCAGCGTGCGGCCCATGGACTCCGCCAACTCCTCCGCGGACAACTTGCCTTCACGCACCGTGGCCACCATGACGTCGGTGGCGCTGCTCGCGCTAAGGGTGTCGGAGCCGTAGGCGTTCATGGCGCTGGTGGCCAGGTCCGCAACCGTGGCCACATCGCCCAATCCGATGGCGCTGGCCTTCAGGGAGGCCTCCAACGTGCTGGTGGCGTCCGCGCCACGCAACCCGGCGCTGGTGATGAAGAACAGGGCGTCGGCGGTTTCCTGCGCCGACTTCCCGTATTTCGGCCCCAACTCCTTTGCGAGGTCACCGAATTTTTGGACCTCGCTTCCGGCGATGCCCACGAGGCCCTGGATTTTGGCCAGGCTCCCCTCAAACTCGTTGAATTGCGAAACGGTGGACGACAGGCCCTTCACGGCGAACGCACCACCGAGTGCGATGCCTAGCCCGGCGGCCATCCCCTTGAACTTTTTGCCGATCCCCCTGGTGGCGCTGTCCACCTGGGCATTGAGCCGGGAGGTGTCCGCGTTGATGGTGACGTATGCGGTGCCTACGTTGGTGCCCATGGGCTAACGCTTCCCTCCGTGCGTTCCGTACATCCCGGCAAACTCGGTGAACGACACCTGCCGGGGCTTGTCCTTCGCCTTTGGCTCCTCCCATGGCCGCGGCACCTGATAGGGGTCCGGCAGGTTTTTGGCACCAGCGGCGGCGAGCGTGGCCACATACAGGGCGTGGATGCCCTCCACCTGTTGCGCGGCCAACTCCTCGGCATTACCCCAACGCGCGTTGGCGGCCTCCACCATTGCGTCCCACATGGATGGCGACAGGTCCAACAACGCGTCGGGGGCTATGCCGGTGAGCACGCTCATGCGGGCGGCTTGGCCTTCGATTTCGCTGGGCCGGGAGTAGGGCGGGTTGCCTTCCCCTCCGCAACCGCCGCGTCGATGTCCTCGTCGTCGGCGGTGAGCAGGAACAGACCGTCCAGCCATTCATCCAACGGCTGGTCGATGCGCAACGCGCTGTGAACCAGCCATGCAACTTCCCGAACGTCCCGCGGCTCCTGGTGGCCAAACTCCTGGGAGAAGTCCACCAGGGCGCGCGGGCGTCCGGCGTTCACGATGGTGTGTGTCCCATCGTCCGCAACTAGGAGAACGTCAAAGCGGGGCACGCTGTCCTCCTAGGCCTTCGCGGCGGCGGGCGCAGGGGCCTTGCGGCTCACCGACGCCCATGCCGGGTGGTTGCTTTCCATGTACCAACTGGTCTCCGCGGCCAGCACCTTGAACTCCAGCGGCAGCCGGATGGCGTCGCTGCGGTTCATGTTGAACTCCACCGCGCCCTCAATCTGCACGCGGGGGAACCAAAACCGGAAGTTGTAATCCCCGTCAATGCCGTACACCAGCATGGCCTTGACCTCGGTGTTGCCCGCAACCGGCGGAACGTACTTGCCCGCGGTAACCGTGCCGCCCTGAAGCGCCAGCGGAAGCGTGATCGGGTCGAACTGCATCAGTTCAAACGAAATGGTCTTAGGCTCGGAAGTCGTCAGCACGCGGATGGCGTCCATGGACTGCCATGCGTACAACTCCTCGGTCTCGCGGTCCATTGAGAACGTCGCTCCGTCCTCGCTAATGAACCCGACCAGATCCCAACCGCTGTCGTCGGCGGGAACGCCGGGCAGCGCGGTCGTGAACTCGGTGCCAGCGTCGGCAACGTAAACGTCACCGGTCCCCGCCACCACCACATTTTCGGCTGATGTAGCCATTTTTGTCCTCCTCGGACGTTGAAGGATGCGCGGCCTGGTGGCCGGGCACTACTAGGGCGCGGGCAGGGCCACGCTCCGACAGGTGAGCCGCGCCGAAAACACATAACGTGGCCGCGGCGGGTCCACCAACTCGTCGGGTGCATAACGCATGGCGCTGGACGCTGCGCCGGTTATCCACCCACCCGTGCTGTCGCCAGCCGGGAGTCTTTGAGCCAGGATCGCGCGGACCAATTGCGCGACGTCCTGGGCCTGCTTTTTGCGGTCCGCCCATACGTCGAACTGAACGTCGGCGGCCTCCACACTTAGTGGTCCGCCCGGTGGCACCTCCCCACCCCACCGGGTGAGGACCATGAGCGGATACGTTTTGTCCTTGGGCATAGTCGTGTAGATCCGGTCACCGAGCGCGTCGGCCAATTCGGGCTGCTCGCGCAGGAACGCGGAAACGATCCGCTCCGGGTCCGCCGGGACCATCAGGGCGTCAGCCACCGGCGTCCTCCCACCTCATACCCATGTCCTGAACCGCGCGGGCGATGGGCTTTGCCGGGCTGCGGTACTCACGACCAAACTGCATGTAGCCGTACTCCAGCCAATGCCACATGGACGAACGAATTACCACGCGGTTGGTCGCTCCGGCCTGCGCGTCATACGGGAATGGGGGACGTCCCCCGATGCCCTCCACGTTGGCGTTGATGCGGCGCGCAAGGGCCATGGCCTGCGGCGTGAACTTTGCCTCCGCGGCCTCCCCAAGCGCAACGAAGCCCCCGGCGTTGGCAACGAAATACGCCATTAGCGCACCCGCCTAACGCGGACCTGGTTGTGGTGCACCAGCCCGTCGATGGCGGCCTGGCCCGGTGCGGCGTCGCCATCCAGGGTCCAATCCTCACCGCCCACACGGATGCGGTCCCATCCGTCCATGGGCACATCCGGCGGCAGGAACATCGTCCACACCGACACCTGGGTGCTGCCGTCGTCGTCCTGCTTGGCGTAACGCTGTTGAAGCAGCACGGTGGTCTCCCCGACGTCAACCCATCCGGGTTCCGGGTTGCCGTACTCGTCCACGTTGCCGTCATCGCGGTGGAGGAGCGTGGCCGGGGTGACCAGGAGGCGGCTAACCGACGGGCGGCCCATCGTCCTCCGCCTCGGTTGCCTGGGCCTGCATCAGTTGCCCGGCGGCGTCCAGCGCGCGCCACTCGCGCACCTCCGCGGGGTTGGCACCCCACTCCCGCCACAGGGCCTCCTTCGGCACGCCGATGGCGGCCAACTTCACCAGCGCGTCTGCCTGCTCGGCAGGGCTGCGCCGCTCGGGCGATGCCCACTCAACTTCCGGGACGCCGGACGGCGGCACGCCAACAGCCAACGCCGTCAGCACCGCGACGCGCTCCCACGACTGACCAAACATCGCTTGGCGGTCCTCCACCTTCGCCACCAGCCCGGACTCGCTGGCCACCAGGCTGTCGGCGCTCGGCGGATTCACCAGGTCCGTCATCAGGTAGTGCGCGGGCACGCGGCTGATCGCGGCGAGCGCCGCCACGCTGTCGCTCACCACCTTCATGTACGGGCCGAGGTCGGTGGCGTCGAACGAGCCGAACGATGTGTCGCTGGACTCGCTGACCCACAGTTTGGACACGGCGGCGTCAAAGGGTTCCACCGGCTGCCCGGTGTCCGGGTTGCGCGGAATCTCCAACCCGGTTGCCCACCGCTGCCGGAAGCCCGCCGCGTCACTACTGGCGAGCATGTCCAACGTGATCTTGTCGATGCGGCGCAGCACCGGAATGAGGTCGTCCAACTCGCTGAACGCGCCGGAGCCAACGCGGGCGCGGTTGACGAACGGCGTGATGGGGACCACCCCGAACGGGTTGGCCTCCGCCGGGCGCTCCGGGTCCGGCTGGAAGTCGGAGGTGTCGAACGCCAGGGAGGCATAGCCATCGTCGTAGTCGGTGGTGTGCGGCTCGGTGCCCACATACCGGTACACGGCGTCGGGCAGGTACAACTCGCAGCGCCACACCCCGGCCAGGTCGTCGGGGTACACCTTCAGGGCGGCGGCAACGTCCCGCGGGTTGCCCGGCGTGGTCTCGTGCACCACCTCGCGGCTGGACTCCGGACGGACCACCGCGCCGGTCTCGCTGAACCAGGTGGACACATACCCCGTCCCGGTAATCAGCGCCTCCGCGTGCACCGTGGACTGATCGGCGTCAATGTAGTTGGCGCGCATCGCATCCCACACGATTTCCTCGGAACGCGGGTCACCGAGCCGGACGCCCTGGATGCGCAGCCGTTCGTTGATCGTGTCAACGATGAGCCGCGCCCATGGCGTGCGCGCCAGCGCGATCAGGTTCCGGTACGCATCGGAATACCGGGAGGCGATGACCGGCGCGGGATAGGTGCCGGTGTAGTACGAGTTCAACTCCTCCGCGCGCGCGTTGCGCGCCATGAGGCTGGAAATCAGCCGCTCGCGCCACCAATCCGGACTAAGCCGTTCAGCCATTGCGCGTGCCCTCCGTCCAGGATGGGGTCGGCGTGCTTACACACAGGACGCCGGAACGCTGAAGCCACGGACGGAGGATGTCCTCCACATCCGGGGTGATGAACCCACCGCCCGCCATGTTGGCGCGACCGCTGCGGGAGTAGGAATACTCGCCAATGGTTTCGCTCGTGACCGGGCCGCCGTCGCTGCTCACCAGGATGTTGGCGGCGACCATGGCGACGGCAATGAGGATGGTCTCGTCCTCCTCCGTTACGGGCCGCCCAATGAGGTGGCCAACCAACTGCAACGCCAACTCAATGGCAGCGTCCACCTGGTCGTCGGGGTAGGTGCCACCGAGCAGGGCCAACAGGTGCTGCTTGATGGTGTCCGTCATGCGTGCCCTCCGGTGGGAAACGGGGCAGGCCCCCACCCAGCGCCCCGCTGCTGGGTGAGGGCCTGGTTACTGCTGCGTGCTAGGCCTTCGCGGCCTTAGTCGTTGCCGACTTGATGACGGTCGGCGCGACTGCCGAGAACGGGATGGCGTCCGCGTCGTCCGCCCGCGCGGTGACGGGCACCGCGGTGGTGAACGCGAAACGGAAACGCACCCGAAGGGCGACCAGATCCTGCTGCGCCAGGTTCACCAACTGCGAGCCGTCCTTGGCTGCGCTGATGTCGATGGTGGCCTGGTCCAGCACCTTGGTCTGCATGTCCTGGCGGATACCCAGGATGGCCTTGTCGGCGTCGGCCAGCACGGAAAGTGCAAGCGACGAATCCCAGGCCTGCCCGGCGACGTAATCAATGGACGCGCCGTAAATGCTGTCGGTGCGCCCGTCGTCGCGGAACGACTCCAGGTAGATCGGTGCGCCGTTGTCGTCCTTCGTGCCGCGCAGGCTGGTCTTGATGAGCCGCGTGCCGTACACGTTCGACACATCCCAGCCCGCCGACTCAATGTAGCCGAACGCGGTGTTGAAGTCGTCCACCAGCACGCCGGTGTTGGCAACCTGCCCGGCAGCGGCGGCCTGGGTGTAAAGCCCGTCGGCAAACGTGGCGGGCTTCGGGTGCCCGGACGAACCGCCGAAGAACACGGTCTCGTCCACCACCATGGCGATGGCCTCACCCAGTCGCGGCGTGATCTCCGCCCACAGGTTCACCGAAGCGTCGTCGATGACGGCCTCGGGGATGACCACGATCGCGGCCAACTCCTCGGCGGTCAGGACTGCGTTCGTCCAACCCTGATCCGTGGCGGGCTTGATGGTGCCCGTGGAACCCGCGCCGGTCAGCGGGGTCTCGTTGACCCAACCGACGTTCGGGAGTGCGGACAGCACCGGCAGGTTCGTGGTGCCGGTAGGCATCCGCATAGTGCGGAAGGTCCGCATGGCAACGCTGGCCTCAACGGCAGCCTGGATGATGTCCTGCGAATACTGGATGGGCACAATGCCCGGACCGTCCGGCGCAGTCGAATGTGCGACCAGATCGGCGCGCTCGATAAGCGGCATGATTTACCTCGCTGAATAGCAGTTGATGGTCTGCGGTTCAGCGGCCTGCCGCGTTATCCGCGCGCCCCCAGGGCAACGCGCAGCCTCCGGCTACCCTGGGGACGCTACCTCATGCACGCGCGGGGAGTCAACCTAGCGGCCCAATTGGTCCCGCAACCACCCTTCCGCGTCGCCCTGCGTGGTGCCGCCGCCGCGGGTGCCCTGCGCGATTGGGGTTGGCGGCTCCGACGTCAGGGCCAGGTACGGCTTGGCCTCCAACAGCGCCGCGACTTTGGCTTTGATGCTGTCCTCGGTGTCGTCGCCGTCCCACGACAGCATCGCCACCACATCCTCCGGGTCGCGCACGAGCGGAGCGGCGATGCTGCGCACCATGGCCTCCTGCACGCGCGGCTCCCACTCGGCGCGCTCCTCCGACCGGCCCCGGTCGTAGGCTTCGGCCACCGCTCGCTCCTGCTCCGACATGGCGGCCTGGCGCAACTGCTCCACCTCGCCCTCCACCTCCCGGAGCCGCACCCGGTACTTCGCGGCTTCGTTGTTGGCCCGCTTCACCTTCGACTGCCATTCATCGACGGACTCCGGCGGGGTGGTTACCGCGTCGCCGCCCTGGCCTGGGTCATCAGCGCCAACCGGCGCATCTCCAATTGGTCCCTCATCAGGGTTATCTGCTGCCGCCTCCGGCTGTATTCCGCTGTCCATTCCGCGCTTGTCCTTTCATAGACGGGGCTTACTCGCTGGCCATCGCGGTATGACGCCGCACGACTGTGGCCAAAGGTCGTCCTGCCGAACAGCGTGGCCGAATCCGACCGCGCCGCTTCCGTGGCGCTCATGTTGCGCCGCATCACCGGGACCACACCGCACTTGTCGTCGCGGTGGTAGGGCACTCCCCGGTAATACATTCGCTGCGATGTCTCCACGCACCAATTGCACGCGGTGCCACCGGCCACCTTCCGGTATCCGGCGATGGCGTCGCTGGCGCTGGTGACGCTGCGCATGGCGGCCTGGTGGTCCCCGGCGTACCAGCCGGAAACCGTGGAGCCAATTTGGTCCACGAGGACCCCTCCGCTCATACCCTCGCTGGCGTACCACCGGCCTTTGCTGATGGCGTGGCTGATGGTCGGCGTGTCCATGTCAACGTCCGGCATCTGCACATCCTCCAACCCGACGTTGAACAGGTACGCACGCATGTCGTCCTGCGCACCCATAAGCCCCTCGCGGACAATCGGGCTGGCCTCCGCCCGCCAGGCTTCATCGGCCAGGTCCGTGAGGTCGTACCGCGCCAGCACCTCCGCCGCGGTCTGACGAAGCGCGCTGCCGGTTTCCGCAATGCGGCGCTCAACCCGCTGTTGGTAGGCCCGGCCAGCCGCCACCTCGTCCGGCGTCAGGTCCGGCAGCGGCTCCCACCCGGTTGTCCAATCGGTGGTCAAAACGTGACCAACCTGCCGCGCTTCGGCCTCGGGTCCAACTGCTTTTCAATTGCGTAGGCGCGGGCCTCCCACGCCAGCACCGCCGCAACCGCCGCGTCGATTTTCCGGCTGTGGTCCTTCCCCGGCTTCATCAGGGACAGCCCGCCGGTGCTGGCGCGCTTTGCCTCCGCGTTCAGCACATGCTGCGTCAGCACCCGGTCCCCGGCGTGCACCATGCCGCCCATGGAAAGGTCGGTGGAAAACCGCTCAATGGCCGCACCCATTTTGGTCGTGTGCGCGGTGCGGAACTCCATCACCCGCTTAGGCCAGCGCCCAGCCCACTCGTCCATTTCCGACTGCCAAAACGGGCGGTCGCAGAGCATGAGGGCGGGGTGGTACATGGCGAACGCGGACTCTACCGCCGCGTGCACCTCGTCGCGCGGCACGCGCCAGTCCGGTGCGCCCTGCGGGTGCTGCCACACACCCAGGGGCTGGATCAAGCCGTCCTCAACCCGGACGGCGACCAACGCGGTTGCATCGTTGGTCTCCGAGCCGTCAAAGCCCAACGTGATGACGTCCCCCTCGGCCAGGCGGTCCGGAACTTCCGCCGCGAGCCAATCGTCGCGGGTGACCCATTGCCCCAGGCTTTCCGTCCACACGTTGGCGTGGAGTTGCAGGACGTCCTCCCGCGATAGCGCCGGGGTGAGCGCCTGGGCGAGCAGGTAGTCGCGGTCAATCCACGACGCCGGGTTGGCGGGCTTCCATGCCTGATAAAGCCGCTCCACCTCGGCTTCGTACTCGGCCACAGTTTCGTCCAACTTCGGGTCGCCCTCGCGGCGCATGCGGCGCACCGCGGCGTGAAGGTCGCGCGACTTTTGCGGGTCCGCGCCGGGAAGGGCCGCGGCGTACTCATACACCAGGGCGCGGCTTTCATGCTCGCGCACGATGCGCAGGCCGGGCAGGCTGCCCTCCACCTCCCCCACCTCCAGGGCGTTGTCCAGCAGGTCACCGAGGATGCTGTCGTGGCGGTGCACCACCTCCCCGGCGGTGGTGATGGCGATGGTCTGCGAGTTTTTGCGCGCGCCGGATGCGGTGGTGAGCGCAACCCACGCTTTACGGAGGTTGGGCTGGGTCCATTGCGCCAACTCGTCGCACAGCACCAGGGACGGGTTCTGGCCGTGGAGGCGGCGGTAGTCGGATGCGACCCGCTGGATTTCCCCCAAGCCGTCCCGGCGGGTGATGCTGCCGACGTAATCCCGAACGTGAACCTCTTGTTCCAGCGCCGGGGCCTTCAGCACGAACGACGCCGCACCGTTGAACAGGTGGCGGGCCTGACCATCGCTGGATGCGGCGAGCAGCACGTTGGGCTTGCCGTCGTCCATCAGGAGCCGATACATCGCCAGGGCTGACAGCATCGTGGTCTTGGAATTTTTGCGCGGCATGATGAGCGCGATGGTTCGCCAATACGGCACGCCGTCGTCGTCCTGGGTCAACACCTCGTCAAAGAAAGCGCGCTGCCATGGCTCCAACACCAGCGGCAGGCCATCCCACCGGTCAATCGACTGCACGCAATGTTCCTGGCACCACCATGCGAAATAGTCGCCCTCGGTGGCCGGTGCGTAATCCTCCCAGCCCGCCAACTAGCCGGTGCCTCCGGCCAGCCGCAGCCGGGGTGGTGGTGCGGCGGCGGCCTCGGTGCCCTGCCGGTCCGGCGCGCTCGTCGCGCCAACAGGGCGACCCGGCGGGTTGCCGGTGTTCCGGTTGGAGCGGTCGCGCACGCGCTTCGGCGGGGTGTACCCATGGACGCGTTCCAGCACCCACTTGGCCGCGTCGGTGTTCCCGTCGGAGGCGGACTGCTGCACCTGCGCGAGCATCCGCATTTCCAGCCGGGCATGCTGCTCCTGAACGCCGACCAACAGGTTGAGGTACTTTCGCCCGAGGTCCGGGACGGCGTTCATGTTGTCCTCGTATGCCGCGGCCTCGTATTTCGTGGCCTTGTCGTGCCAGCGCCGGGCGGTGTTTTTGGCCACACCCGCGGCAACGCAGCAATCCACGAAGTCCATGCCCGAAGCCGCATGGGCAATGACGCGCTCGGCAATCTCCGACGTCAGGTTGAGCGGGCGGCCCTGCCCGTCAACGCGTGGTCCGTGGTCTTTGCGGCTCCGCTTTGGCTTGGTCGCCAACTTGCACCCCACCGGGGTCAGTGTTTCCGTCACAAGCCCGAGGCCGCCCCGCCCCAGCGCGCCGGGGGAGGGAGTCCCCTACCCCATCACGGTGGTCCGCCCCGACTGCATGACGGTCTGATGGCGGGCATGCTAGCCCATCGCACGGCGCAATAGGCCCTGTCGCTTCACCACACGCCGTGTGTGGGACTCGCATGGGTCGCCTATGTGCCAACCCCTACGGCTAACGGGACCGCCGTTGTTTGCCCTCCCGCGCTTCGGCCTGGGTCTTGCGGTGGTGACAGGCTCGGCACATCGGTTGGAGGTTGGTGATGTCCCACGACCCACCGCGTGCCAACGGCACGATGTGGTCCACAACATCGGGTGTCGAACCACACGCCACGCATTGGGCACCGAGCAGCACCGAGCGGCGCAACCGATCCCAGCCCGGTGGCTCAACCCGGTATGCGCCAACCCACGGCTGCACCTGGTGGGCTGCGCAGCGACCGCGCTTTGTCGCGGCCTCCAAGCAACCCACCTCGGCGCAGGCTTTGGGAGCGCGTCGGCTCATCCAGTGGTGTGAGCCTTGTACCGGTCCAGCACCACCATGAACACATGGTCCACCTCATCCTGGTACGCCTCGGCCAGGGCGTGCGTCATGCAGTAGCCGGACTCCTCCATCAATTCGGCCACGGCGGCCATGCGCTCCGGCGTGGAAATCATCCACGTTGCGCGCACCGCCGTCCCCGGACCGGGGTAGGTCTCGGTGTACCGGTCGGCCCACTCGTGCACCAGGTCCTGATCCATGTGGATGTCGGCCACGGTGTCGTCGCCGTGCACGCGCTCCTGCTCCGCGATGAACTCCATGGCCATGTGTGCGTGGTGGTACGTCCAGTCGTCGGGCATGTTGTAGCCCCCGTTGCCGTCGGCGTGGCAATGCCGGATGGCGTCGATGAGCCAGTCGAACTCGCCGTCCGGGTTGTCCACGCACACCGGGTTGTCGGCGGGGTAATAGCCACCCCACCAATCGCGGTCGATCAGGCGGAACGCGGCGAGCGCATCGGTGGCGGCGGCGGGGTGGTTGATGCCGGTGGTGCTGTTCATGTTGGTCTCCTGGTTGGTGGTGGTGCGATGGTAATAGTCGGTGTTGGTTATGTCGTTCATTACAGGGCCTGCACTTTCCGCGGGCGGCTGGTGAACCCAAACATGGGATCGTCGCTGGACGGCTCCACGTTCGCGGTGAACGTGACGGTCATACCCTTGTCCAACTCCATGTCCAAAGCGGCGGAGGGCATCGTGCCCCAATAGCGGCAACCGTCGGCGGCCTCCACCATCCACTTGGTGGTCGGCCCGTAAAAGCCGTCCTCGTGGCGAAGGGTGAGGATGGTGCCGGTGATGGTCGCGCCCTCCGCGGCAACGACGGCACCGCCCTTGGCCCGGCGCTCGGCGTCCTCGCGGGCGCGCTCGGCCTCGCGCTCGGCACGCTCGTCCACCGTGTGGCGGCCCTCGTCGATGATCCGGAGCGCCACGGCCACCTGCTTGTCGGAGAGGCGGCCATAGTGCTGAAGGCTGCTCAGCATCTCCCGGAGGAACGGGCTGGCGATTTCGCGGGCGGGCCATCCGTACTGATCGAACGCGCCGACCGCGACGAGCCGGGCGTGGTCGCCCCCGGCATCGCGGAGCGTGTCCAGGTCGGCCTGCCCGAGGTCGTACTGCCGGGCGTGGTCCTTCCCGCCCGGCCAGGCCTCAACGCATCCCGACATGGCGCGCCACTCGTTGCCGCCCATGTCGGTGAACCGGTAGATGTACCGGCCAGGCGAACCGCAGTGGGGGCAGTAGGCCGTCGGCTCCTTCACCCCGGCGTCGCCCTCCTCCCACGCACCGGCGTCGTGCTTGTCGCTGATGTAGGCCACCGGCAGGTACTCGTCCGGCTCGTGGTAGTCCGTGGTGTATGCGCCGGGGCCACCGCCGTGGGCGCGCTCGTGGGTCGTGCACCCCACCGGGTTGTCCCCCGGCTGCTTGATGAATGTGTGTCGTTCCCGTGCTGGCATTGGTTGGTCCTCGTTCCCGGTTGGTTGGTTAGCGGCGGGGCAGGCCGCGGGAGTCCAGGTAGTCGTACCACCGGCAGTGCTGCATGTAGCCGATCCACGACGCGCGGCGGCGGTGCACCAGGTCGTAAACGTCGTAGCCCTGCGCCGTCATCCGCTTCATGGTGGTGCGGGCGCTGGCCACCAGGCCGCCGTAGCCCTGGCCGCCGTACTCCCCGGCCTCCCCGACGTAATGCTCGGCGCGGGCGTACAACTCGGTGGCGTCGGTGTCGGTGAGCCGAATGGTGATGTGGCGCGCGGTCCGGTGGACGACCTTGGCGTTGCGGAGCGTGCCGCAGGCCAGGGTGTCGTCAACGAACGTGCGGGTCAGTTGGTAGGTCCGCATGATTACTTGGTCTCCCATGTTGCGATTTCGATTTCGACCTGACGGAGCGACGCGGTGCGGGACTCCCCGGCGTCGCAGATGGTGCAACCCCAACCGCTGGGGTCCTGGTCGATGTAAATGTGGAGGATGCCGCCGTCGCTGCGGACGTCCTTGATTTCCCACCAATCGCGGGTCCACTCAACGTCGTGGCCGCTGGTGACTTCCAGCGACTCGGCGGCGGTGACCCGATCCACGATGGCGTTGAGGCGGCGCACCGTGGCGGGCCGCATCTGGTTGGTCCTCATGGCTGGTGTCTCCGTGGTGTTGGTTCCGTTTAGCATGCTTCGCATGCTAATACCTGCCAGCATCCGCAGGACCGCCCCGGCAACCGGCCAGGGTCTCCCAGCACCTAGGTCTCCAAGCCCCCGGCCAGGTCTCCAAGCACCGGCCTAGGTCTAACCCAATGGGGCCAGCCGGTTGCGCGCGCGCTCAATCCCAACGTGTTCGACAGCGCGGGCCTGTTCGTCCAGGGTCAGGTACGGGAGGAGGTCTAACCGGCGTTGATCGAACGCGGCATGGTCGTGGGCGCATAAAGGCACGATGTCGCGCGGATCGACAACGCCGGTTCGGCGGTCGTCGTACTTGCGGCCAATCGTGTGCGCCGCTTGCAAGCCATTCCTGGCCCCGCACACCCGGCACCGGCCTTCCTGGTCCACTTTGGCGCGCGCGGCCCGCCAATCGCGTTTCATTGGCTTAGGGACATGAATTCGGCGCGGGCTGCCGGGTCGGTCTTGAACGCACCGCGGACCTCCGACGTCACCATGCCGCCGGTGTCCTTCCGGACGCCACGCAGGCTCATGCATGAATGGTGGGCGGTGATGGTGCACGCGGAGCCGAGCGGGGCCAGGTGGTCCTCCAACGCGTCCACGATCTGAAGCGTCATCCGCTCCTGGACCTGAAGCCGCCGGGCATAGGCCTCCACGAGCCGTGCCAACTTCGACAAGCCGACGATGCGCCCGGAGTCGCCGGGGATGTAGGCCACGGTGGCGTGCCCGTTGAACGGCAACAGGTGATGCTCGCACATGCTGTTGAAGGGCACCGAGCGCAGCACCACCATGCCCCCGTATTGGCCGCCGCCCTCCTGATCGAACTGGGTGGCCAGCAGTTGGCCAACGTCCACCTGGTAGCCCTCGCACAACTCGCGCCACGCGTTGGTCACCCTGGCCGGGGTGTCCAGCAGTCCATCGCGCGCCGGGTTTTCACCGACCCATTGGAGCAGCCGCACCACCGCGTCCTCCGGCCCGCTGGTTTCCCGCTCCCACGGGAACACAACCCAGCCATCCACCGTGGTGGGTTGAACCCGGTGCGGAGTCTCCGGGCTGGTGGGCTTCCGGTACAGCGCGTCGAAATCGACGCCATCCCCGAACAGGTACAGCCACTCCTCCATGGTCCGCCCGCTGTCCACCAGGTCGTCCAGCATCAGACAACCCGGTTCCGGATCGGCCAACACCTTTGTGCCCCACAGCGTGGCGAGCATGGCCGCGGGCACATGGCCGCCGCGCGGGATGCCGAACACATCGCGCGGCTCCCAACGCTTGGCCACCGTCGCCACCTGCTCGGTGATGTCCTGCCATGTCGCGGTCCACAGGTCACCATGGGTTGCCATCGACACCTCCCAGCGGGACCGCCGGGCGGCTGCCGGGGTCCAATTGGTCAACGCGGTAGTTTTTGTGGAGTTGCCAACCGGCGCGCAGGTCCGGGTTGTCCTTCACGGTTTCGCTGATCAGGTCCAACACATCCGGGTCGTCGTGCTTGGACCACTCCGGGTGCAACCATGTTGAGCATCCGGGCCGGGTGAACGCCAGCCCGTCCGCCATGCTGCGCGGCCCGGACACGATCACCTTGAACTCGTCGGCCCGCATGACGTTGGCCGCCAAGGGCGGGGTGGCGAAGGGCTTTGGGCTAAGGGTGACCCAGCACGGGCGGGTCGGCAATGGCCGGTGCCCCGCGGTTTCGATGTGCGCCGGATAGCCCCGATGGTCCAGGGCTTCAATGAGCGGGTCCAGGTCGTACAGGCACGGCTCGCCGCCGGTGATGACCACGATGGCACCGGGCGGAGCCTCAACGCAGTTGGCCAACTCCACCGGGGTGTACCGCTCCAGGTTGTCCGGCTTGTGGTCCGGGTGCCATGTGCCCGCGGCGTCGCACCACGGACATTTCTGATCGCAGCCCTGCATGCGGATGAACCACGCGGCTTTGCCCATGTGGTCGCCCTCGCCCTGCCATGTGTAGAACTGCTCGTGCACCGTGTACGTCATGCTGTCGCCGTCGCCGTCTGGTTTTCGGTTTCGCGGACGGTGACGCGGACCACGGGGAAATCGGCGGCGCGGTAATGGTGGAGTATCCACGCCGCGACGTTCTCCGTGCTGGGTGGGTAATACGTCGCGGGGATGGTGTCGTTCAGACATTGGTGGTCCAACAGCGGTTCCAGCCTGTCGCGGAAGTGCGCCGCGAGCGCGCCCATGTCGATCACCATTCCCTGGGTAGGCCCCTCGCTGGTGTCCACATCGCCCGCCACCACCACCTCGGCGCTCCACGAATGACCATGCATCCGCGCGCATGGTCCGTCGTGGTTCGGGAGGTAATGGGCGGCCTCCCATCGGATGCGGCGCGTCACTTCAACCGGCATGGCTCACCTCGTATGTCGTCGGGTCGGGCACGCCGGATTCCTCAAAGGCTTCCCGGCGCTCAACGCATGTGCCGCAGCGGCCACAGTGAACATCGCCGCCCGCATAACACGACCAGGTGAGCGCGAACGGCGCGCCAGCGTCGGCACCGAGCCGGGCGATTTCGGTTTTGCTCACGTTGACGAACGGCGCGAACACGCCGACGCCCGTGCCCTGCCGCAGCCCCTCGTCCATGGCGGCGATGAACGCCGGGCGGCAGTCCGGATAGATCGGGTGATCCCCGGCATGAACCGCGGTCACCACGGTCTCCAATCCGCGCGCGGCGGCGATGCTCGCGGCGACGGAAAGCATGATGGCGTTCCGGCCCGGCACCACCGTGGCGCGCATGCTCTCGTCCGCATAATGGCCCTCGGGCAACTCGCGGTCGTGGTCGGTGAGCGCCGACGGCACCATGGCACCCCACTCCCGGAGGTCCACCACGCACCAGGGGACGCAGTAGTGGTTGGCCACATCACCCGCCGCGGCCAATTCGCGGGCATGCCGCTGCCCGTAGTCAATCGACACAGCCTCAACCGGTCCGTCGTGGCTCAACATCGCCAGGGCTGCCGTCGAATCCATGCCGCCGGAAAGCAGCACCATCGCGCTGGACATCTATTCGTCCTCCATGGTCGCCAACAGTCGAACGTCGCCGGGGCTGCCCGCAGCGAGGTACACCTTTGGCCCGGAACCGCGCACGCCCTTCGGCGGTTCGACGTCGCGGGCTGCGCGCAGGTGGCGGGCATAGCGTCGCCAGGATTTCACCGACGCGGTGGCCAGGGCTGCGCGGTCGCCCTTCGCATCCGGGCCGCGCTTTGATGACCGGCCAAAACCCGCCGCGGAAAATTGGATGGGGTCCAAGCCGTACTCCTTCAACAGCACCGCGTGCTTTGCCGTGTCCGGCCTTCCAACCCGGATAGGCACGAAGCGTTTTGCCCGGCGGTCCCACAGCGCCATCGTCCCGGTCCGCTGGGCGACTGCCCAATAGGAAGAATCGACGCTGAACCACGGCAGGGCCTCGGGGTACGGCGGGCGGGTCAATCCGAAGCCGTGCGCGACCGCCCCGGCGTCCCGGATGATCTTGTGAGCATGAGCCAGCCACGCCAACATCGCGCGCTCGCGGCGGTTGACGCCGACGGCACCACCGAGCGCCACGAATTGGTATTCCTCGCACAGCGCCACGAGGTGCCGCCAATCGCTCCCAACGTGGAACGTGGGCACGATGGTCACGCGGCCCTTGGTCGCCTTCACCAGGGCGCGCGCGTTTTTGGCTGTGGCCTTCGGGTCACCGATGACGTCCAGCCCGGCGGCGAAGTTCACAACCCGGTGGTGCTTGTTCAACCACTCCGCATAATCGGGCACCGTCACCTTCGCCCCGGCGTTGAGGGCGCTGAACGCACCGGAGTCAACGAACAGGTCGATGGCGTCGGTGCCACCCAACTCGTCCACCAGGCCGGTCAGGTTCGCGGACCGGAAGTAGTGGAACGAGACCAGGATGGGAGTCATTAGTCGAACAGCGCCGCGAACGCGGCTGGCTCATCACCCATGTGCGTATCAACATGCGCGCGCCACTTTGCGAAAACGTCCGGCGGCACCCGGACGGAAACCGAGGGGTCCAGGTCGCCGGACACCGGATCGCCAACCTGGGCCGCGAGTTCGTCCAGGTCGAACGGCTGAAGCGAACGCACGAGCGCGTCCAGGTCGTCCTCGTCGTAGCCGGTGCCGGGCAGCCCGCCGGTGGCCTGCAATTCCATCAGCAGTTCCAACGCGCGTTCGTCGTCCATGTAGGCCAGGGCCGCCAGCCGATTGTCACCGACCAGGATGCGCGTGGCGACGTCATCATCGACGTCGATCACCAAGCACGGCACGGTCTCCGCGCCCTCGTGGCGCGCGGCCATCACCCGGTGGTTCCCGGCCAGGATGTAGCCGGTGGACTTTTGGACGATGGGCGCGCCGTACCAACCGATGGCGTCGATGCTCGTGGCAATTGCTCCCACATCGCCCTGGTTCGGGTTCCGTGGATGCAACACCAGGTCCGCAACCGGGCGGTCCTCGTACTGCTGCGGGACGTACTCCACGATGCGAGCGTAGCGCACCCGTCCCCGGAAACGGGCGGAGCCGCCCGGCGGACCAAGACCAGGCGGCTCCGTTCATCCGTCGTGGCCACCAACCAGGGCCACGGCGGAGACTTTACCAATCGTCGTTGTCGTCGTCGTCCCATGGCTTGTGAGGGATGACAAACACGATCCACCCCACCAGGATGACGGCGATGATCAACATGAGGTACGAACCCACACCGACCATCATTGGTCGCCGCCATAGTTGCGGGCCTGAATCCGGAAGTGGTCCGGGCGATAGTTCGGGTTCACCAACATGGATTGGCTCAACTCGTGGATCAGGTCGGCCAGGATTTCCGACGGGAACACCTGGGCATCCTTGTCCTCCACGACGTAGGCCGTCCCGACCTTTCGCAGCACATCCACCAGCATGGCGGCGGTGATCGCGGTGGTGTCCAGGCCCGCCATCATCGACTCCGCCGTGGTGTCGTCGTCCCGGCACTCGCAGTCGTCGTAGTAGATGCCGCAGCGTTCGCACACAAAGCACTCCGGGCAGATGTAGCCGTCGTCAGCCGGTATGCGGTTGACGAACAGGCCGGACCCGAACGATGTGTCCCGCCCGCACTCCACACAGGTGTCGCTCATGCCTGCTCTCCCTTGTTCGTGGCGTGCGTGGCGCATGCCTGCTTGGCTTGCTGAAGGGTCCGGCGTCCGTGACGCCCGGCGACCCGATACCAACCGTCCACGCCCCGGCGGTACGGAAGCCATCGGGTTTCGTTGTAGGCGACCTCATGGCGGGCGATGTAATAGGTGCCGCACCGGCTCTCGTACATGCCCGGCTCCAACCGGGTCCACGCCGGG